ACCTTCTAAAATATAAAAAGTCTCATGCTTGTTAGCGTGAAAATGTAGCGATGTACTGAAGCCGGGATTAATCGTTAAAATTTTTCCGCAGTAATCATGCTCTTTGTTATTGGCAAGCCATAATTCGCTGCCCCAATCTTTATGAACTGTTTTAGTATTAATTTGCATCTAACCAACTCTCCATACAAAATTCATCGCTTCCGCATCCGTCTAGATTTGGCGCACTAATAGAGGCTCTTTTGCTGAACGAACGGCTTGTAATCATCTTATAAGTTTGAAATGCTGTCAAGTCTTTTCGATGTCGATAGTAAATAGACTTTACCGACTGAGTATTAAAATTGTTAGTTGTTGTGAAATCTTCAACAGCATCTTTTAATAAATTGTCAACAGGTAATCCGTTTTCTTCTATAAAGAAAAGAGGATTATAATATCCTAAATTATGCATAAAATTAGCATCGTACTTAAAATTATTTTGATAAATAAAAGAATCATAGAAAGGTATAGCGAGAATCAAATCTTTCTTTGCCCACATTTTCTTTAGATCTTTTTCTGCTATTTTATTATCTCTATCGCAATGGATATAAGAATATATTTTATAGAGCCGCTTAACTCCCTCGTCGTTTTTAGCTAAAATAATAATTTTATGAGAGGCGACCCTGTCCTTTTCAACTTCATACTCTTGGCACATATTAACTCGAATGCCAAAAATTAATTTTAAATTATTTTCATCGCACCTTTTTTTTGCTTCAAGAAATCCATGCATAGTGTCTTCTATTAAAACAACCTCTTTTAGCCCAGCATCTAATGCAATGTCAATGATGCTGTCAGCTCCGCCCTCTTTAACTTTGGCTGGAGCTTCTAAGGTTAGGATAGATTTTCCAATGCTGTAATGACTTTTAAATACAGGAATAGTCATGAAGAAGATTCTAAAGGTTTAGAAATATATGTCAAGTATAATTCCATCTCGGACAACCAGCGTAATGCATTTTTTTAATAGTAAAATTTTCCTTTCTTTTAGCAATGAGAGTATGATATTCTTCAGGGAAAGCTGTCCCTACCACCTTATCGTTTTCATCATGAAGAGCATAATAGTCAAAAGGAAATTTGTATACGCAGTGCCACATCGGATTACCATCTTTTTTTAACTGGCCTCTAAACTTAGCAAATCCACATACGATTTGGCCACCAAAGCTACCATCTTTAGGTCTAGGTTTATCAGCAGCATAATTAGCTTTAGCGTGACGCTCTGAAAAATTTTCAAGGTATGTTTGAGATTTAGTTAGCTCAATTTCAAACTTATCTAACTTAGTGGCACTAAGTCTTTTCATTTTCATTGTGCCTTTAGAGCTTAAATCAAATTTTAAAAATAAAAACTCACTCGTTCTGTTTTTATAGTCTGGGAATAACTCTCGCGCAGCAAGGCAGTATATATAATCTTGAAGATTTTTTGTTTCATCCTCCCCTTTAAATACTTGCTTGCTAGTTTTAAAGTCTCTGATAATTGCAGCATTGCTTTTCTTATATAGAAAAAGTTTATCTATGAAACCTTTAATGCGATAATTACGCTGTTCATCTTTTATATGCAAGTCAAATTCATACTCAGAGTGAGCTTCAGTTGGTTTGCCTCTTTTAGATCCAAAAAAATCATGCTCTAAACCAGCTAAAGTCATTTCTTTGACTAGCTTAATATTTTCATCATCATCAATACCTAATGGCACTGCGTGTTTATAAACTAATCTTTCGATTGCTGGCGAAACAAAAATATCTTGAGCTTTAATGATTTTGCGATAAGTCGGGTGATGCCTTTTATTTCCTAAGCATTCAAAAATTAAGTGACAAATAGTTCCTCGCGCCGCTCCATCATTAGTCTTATCTGGAAGTTTTAAGTGGTACTTTGCCCAATATAAATAACTACAGGTTTTAGCTGTTTTTAAGCGACTGGCTGACAGTTTTACTTTAGGGGAAGAGCTCATTAGTAGTCCAAATATTCTTGCAAAAACTCAATTTTACTTTTGAGCTTCTTTTTATTAGAAATAATAGAGAATCCACGTGAGGATTCTAGAGTTTTTAATATAAATTTTATTTGAGAAGTTTTCTTGACCTCTTTATTTTTCCATGTATCGAAAGTGTCATTCATGTGCATATCCGAAAAATCATTTGCTACTGGAAGTTTAATTGAAAGTTTGGACAGGTCAAAAAAGTCCATTAATTTAACAAAATCCTTTATAGCAGATTCAAGCCCAACGTTTACAGTTTTGTCGCTATCATTATTATAAGCAATAATAATATTGGAGGGATTTAGAGCAACTAGCTCACAAATCTGTTTAGAAGAAACTCCAAGCCCAAAAGTAACTAGATGATTGTAAATTTTATTTTCGGTTAAGGCTAAACTATCTCCCACACTCTCTACAATAATTACTTCTTGACTCTTCTCCACATGATCTCTAAACATATAGCCTTCACTGGTAGGTAAGTATAAAGGATAAATCCAATTTCTCCTTTGGCCAATATGTTTCCATTTAGGAAAGGTAGAGGAAGGGGTATAGCGCAGTGAGCGACCCGTAAAGCCTATAATATTTTCAGGAACTTTGTCTTGAAATACAGGAAAAGTATAACGACCATTCATTTTACCAACTGTTGCATAACCGCCTTGATAAATTTTTAAAGTGTCTAAGGATATTTTTTTATCTAAATAAAATTTATGATGAGGAAGTAATCTTTTCAAATCGGCTTTACTGTAAACTTGATCCATTTTAATTTTAACTCTATTATCCCTTTCTTCCAGAAAATTTAATTCTAGCTTATCTGTGCGAACATACTTTTGAATTTGCTTTTTATCATTAGTACCTAAAACCTTTCCGACTAAACGAGTAAAAGGTTGATGGCCTAAATCTTCCACGAAATCACGCCAAACTCCTGAATCTTTATAAATTTGAATAGCGGTAGGATTATCTCCGTTTCTCCAGATAGCCGAGGTTTGCCAATAAGCACCTCGAT